AGCCGGTCTGCCGGATGCACGCGCCCTGCAAGCCATGACGCACACATTGCTCGAAGCCGGTGAGCGGTACGCCAGACCACCGGTCATCGCTACCATGCAGGCCGTCCGCAGTGACGTTGACCTGTCGGCTGATGGCATCACGTGGTTGGACAAGGAGTACGACGAGCGCAACGGTGCTGGCCTGCGTCCGCTGTTTCAGAACAGTGGTGGGTTCCCGATCGGGTTGGAGCTGCGCAGCGAGATCAAGAGTGTGCTGGCATCGGCGTTCTATTTGAACAAGATCATCCTTCCGCCGACTGATCATGAGATGACGGCTTACGAGACAGCCGAGCGCATGAAGCAGTATCGTCGTGAAGCACTGCCGCTGTTCCAACCGGCTGAAGCCGAGTACAACGGTCAGATCTGCGAGATGACGTTCGATCTGATGATGGCGAACAACATGTTCGGCAGCGTCCACGACATTCCGCAGTCACTACTGGGTCGTGATGTCGAGTTCCGATTCCAGTCACCACTGACGGCGACTGAAGAAGAGAAGAAGGTCAACCGGTTCCATCAGACTGCTCAACTGCTGGCTGAAGCTGCCCAGTTCGATCAGACTGCCGTGGCCAACCTGAACTTCGATGCTGCATTGCGAGAAGCCATCGCAGGCACAGGTGCGCCGAGCTACTGGTTGAATGATCCGAAAACCGTGGCTCAAAAGAGAGCAGAGCAACAAGCTCAGATGATGGCTGAGGCCGCGACCGGCGCAGCCGCATGAACAAGGCCGAGATCGTCGCCACCCAGACCCGCCAGTTGACGAAGGACGAGGTGATCGCCCTTCAGGCGCTGCACAAGGGTGATGCGACACCGTATCAGCAAAAACTTGCTTTGAAGGTCATCGTGAATGACTTTTGCCGTGCGCAGGACGCGCTGTACATACCAGGGTCGTTCGACCAGACAGCGTTCCTGAACGGACGCGCATTTGTCGGTCAACGCATCCTGAAATACATAAACATACCAGTGGGTAAACTCGATGAATCTTATGCTCAACCATCCATATCAGAACGAGCTTGAGGCAGCAGCTCTCCCAGGCGGATCACCAACGATACTGGGTGATGCTGCTCCGGCACCTGTCGCTGATGTAACACCACCAGCATCCGGATCCACACCAGCATCCGGATCCACACCAGTTGCAGAGACCGCGCCCACCGAGTCATGGTTGAAGTCCGCGCCGCAGGACTGGCGCGAGCAGTTGGCCAGCGGTGACGAGAAGAAGTTGAACCAGCTTCGACGCATTAAGGACTTCGGCACGTTCGCTGAGAACTACTTCAACGCCCAAGAGAAGATTCGCTCCGGTGAGACCAAAGCAGGTCTGCCTGAGAACCCGACTGAAGAACAGCTCACCGCGTACCGTGAGTCGTTGGGCGTGCCACAGAAGCCTGAAGAGTACAACCTACAACTGGAAGAAGGCGTCGTCCTCGGTGATGCTGACAAGCGCATCATGGCGTCGATCTACCCGATTGCCCACAAGCACAATGTCCCGGTTGCCGTGCTGTCTGAGCTGACCAACCAGATGCTGAAGGGTCAGGAGCAGCAGCTTGCCGAAATGGAGCAGCAGGACAATCTGGACTACCAGACAGCCCAGCGTCAGCTCAAGGACAACTGGGGCTACGACTACGACATGAACGTGAACGTGGTGAAGGGTATGTTGAACAGCCTGCCTGAATCGGTACGTGGGTTGTTCCAAGATGCCCGCATGGCTGACGGTCGTCTGATGTTCAACTCTCCTGAAGTGCTGAACTTCTTTGCCGACGTGGCCCGCACGGTGAACCCCGCAGCGACCGTGGTGCCGAACGGCAGCGGTAACCCTGTCCAGGCGATCAACGACCGCATCGGTGATCTGGAGAAGCGCATGGGTACACCTGAGTGGTACAAGGATATGAGCGCGCAGCAGGAGTACCGACGACTGATTGACGCCAAGAGTAAGATGTCGTAATCTGCAATCTCCTCGGTTGGAATGTTGTATTAAGCCCGGTTCGCCGGGCTTTCTTATCACTACAGACGGCTTGGCCTGTGCGCGCTGCTGGGAGAACCCGGTGGCGTACCTTGGGTGTACGGGTCAAGCCGTGTGTGGTGTATGGGAGCCCACCTAAACGAAGCGCTGCGCGCGGCGTGGATAACCTGCCAATAAAGGGCTATGTTGGCCACCACACAAACTTGACACCCCTTCCGTACATCCCCTATCATCAAGACGCCTACCAATCTCGACCCCTGATGACACGGCGCGGCCCCGACTATCGGCCAACCCGCAGAAGTGACGGACGGCCAACTCAGAGAACAAGGTAATAACTTTACTTTTCTTTTTGAGGATACATGCGATGGCTGATTATGCTTTCCAAACCATGTACCGTCAGGAATACATCAAAGGATTCGAGAAGCGCGAATCGCTGGTACGTAAGACCGTTACCACCGAAGCGATGATCAACGGCAATCAAGCCGTATTCCTTGTTGCAGATTCTGGCGGTGCAAGTGCAGTAACACGCGGCCTGAACGGTGACATCCCGTCCCGTGCAGACAACTTGAACCAATACACCGTACAGCTTGCTGAATGGCACGATCTGTCCGAGCGTACCAACTTCAACATTTTCAGTTCTCAGGGCGATGGTCGCCGCATCATGCAGGAGACCACCATGTCCGTCATCAATCGCAAGATTGACGAAGACATTCACAACGCACTGTTGAACGCCACTGTCACATGGGGCGCGGCTGCTGCTGCAACTCTTACACTGGTAACCACTGCCAAGACCAAGCTGGGTAATGCCTTCGCGCTGGAAGATGATGACGTGTTCGCACTGATCACTCCTGCGTATCATGGCTACCTGATGGGTCTGAACCAGTTTACGTCTGCTGATTACATCACTCTGAAACCGTTTGAAGGTGTGAGCAAGTCTCGCGCATTCAACTGGTACGGTGTGAACTGGATCGTCGATGCAGCGTTGCCTGGGGTCGGTACTTCAAGTGCTACCTGTTTCATGTACTCTCGTAAGGCCATTGGTCATGCGATGAACTCTGCCGGGACTCAGACTGCCGTCGGTTACGACGAAAAGAATGACAAGTCATGGGCGCGTTGCACTGAGTACATGGGTTCTAAACTGTTGCAGAATAGTGGTGTAGTCAAGATGATGCACAACGATTCAGCACTGAGCTAAGGGAGGAATGAACCATGGCTTATTCAACCAGTAACCCACCTGCACTTGTCACCAAGCGCGTAGGCGCATCTGGCGGCATCTGGGTGTACAAAGACGGTGATTCCGTGGCTACGGCCAACGGCATCAACTATATCACCAACGCAGCGAAGCTGGGCATGAAGGCTGGCGATGTGGTCTTCCACATTGACGAGACCAACCTGACCACCACTCAGATGTCTGTGATCACTGGTGCCACCACAGGTACAGCGAGCGGGGCAACCTGTTCTGCCATTGAACCTATCGGTGAAACCTCGATCGCACTGTCGAGTGCTGGCACTGGTACCATCTTGGTTGGCGACGTGATCACGTTTGGCAACGGTGATGAGACTGAATACCTCGTGACCACTGGTGACAGTGACGTGTCCAACGGTGGCACATTGGTGATCACACCCGGTCTAGTCGTGGCAACTGCTGTCGGCACTCCGATCAAGGTCAAGACTACTGTCCTGAACCTGACCAACGGTGCTGTCAGCAACAAGCTGATTTCCGATTCAGGTGCGACTCGTACTCTGACTAAAGCGGAGTCCGGTGCCAACGTGTTGTTCAACCGCGCTGCTGGTATCGTGTATACGTTGCCTCCGCCGGTTCCTGGTACGAAGTTCACCTTCATTGTCACAGTGAGTCTGACAAGTAACGCCTACACCGTTAACACAAGCGGGGCGACAGTGTTCATTGTGGGAAGTTTGGAAGGTGACATCGAAGGTGCAGCAACCGGTGAAACTCACTTCGCAAACGGGTCAACGCACATTGGTATTTCCATGAACGCTACCACTACTGGTGGACTGATCGGCGGTATTTTCACGCTGGAATGTATCAGTTCTACACTGTGGATGGTGACAGGCAATACCTCTTGTACTGCGACTCCTGCCACACCGTTTACGACCTGATAGTGACCCACAACAACCGCCCTTCGGGGCGGTTTTTGCCTTTGCCCGTATGGATTACGGGCCTTTTTGGAGAATGACTGTGGAAAACACATTAGAAATTACACCACTGAAACCGAATCAACTTCTGCTTGCGCAGTTCGGTTATCAGCAGTTCAACATTGAGTTGAATCAACACGTCAGCAAAGAGGCGTTAACCGATCCTCGCATGTGGGCGCACGTCGTCGGTAAGCTGAAGATGAACGACGAGATCCGTGTCGTTTGTGCCAGTGCAACCATGCTTGCCCGTCTGTTTGTAACATTCGCCAACGGCTTCGATGTTCGACTGAGGGTTCTGTCGTATGAAGTGTTTGAAGAAGAATCAGTATCAGACGATAATGACGAATACTTCATCAAACAACGCGGTCAACAAAAGTGGTGCCTGATGAAGCGCGGCAATCCTGATCCGATCCT